TTTACAGATACGTGGTGTTAGGGCAAGGACAACGAGGTATAGCAGGCGATATGTGTATCTCGCAACAGTCGGTAAGCATAGAGCTAGAGACAGCATGTAAGACACTGACCGAGTACCTGTAAAACTTTTAGGAATGAAAAACAGCTTTTTCTTGGTAAAAATCGCCCGAAAATACATAGATATTATTAGAGAGGGATTTTCCGAGACGAGGAGGGCGCGCACGATAGGTATCGCAGAGATTGAACGCATCATAGACCAAGAGACCTACAAGGCGACACGAGGACGGCGAGGCCTGACGGCTGAGCTTGAGGACATAAGACAGGCGGCATGGACGGCGATCGCGGCGGCGATGGTGAAGACAGGCACCGACCTCGACGGCGGGTATGCGAGACGGACGGCGCGATACGCGATAAAGGCCTACATCAAGGCGCTGAAGAGATAGGTAGGGGCAGGCATGGCAAGGTTCAAGGAAGTCTACGACGATCCACGCTGGGAGCCGGCCAGGCGGTACGTGATCGCAAGAGATCAAGGACTGTGTGTGATCTGCAGAATGCGCGGGCTGGTACGGTCGGGCAGTCAGGTAGACCATATCATAGAGCTCACTGAGGAGAATAAGGGAGATCCGGACATTGCATTTAATCCTGACAACCTTCGGACATTGTGTGTCGATTGTCATAATCTGAGACACGGCAGGGGCGATAATGAATTGAAAAATTTCATAGAGCCACTGAAAATTTAAGAAAAAATAAAATTAGAAACCCCCCGGGGTCGAAAAAATTTTCAGTAGGGGGAGCGACCGTATGGGGGACCTCAAAAATCACTCGAGCCCGATTTTCTCATGCGCACGCGAAGGGAGGCGGCCGGACTGGTAGAAAATGGCGATAAAAGAGTAACGGTTGACGATCTGAGAAAGGACCTAGGCGATCTGTCCGCTGATCCTATGATCGCCCTCCAACTCCAAGAACTTGAAACGGTCGAACGCGTGAAGGGCGACTTCTTGCCGCGCGTCGAAGAACTGGTGGACAGGCTCGATGAAGTTGCCGAAGACGCTCCGGATATTAGGGCCGCGGCGCGCATGGGCCTTGACGTCGTTAACAACTACGCAAAGTACAACAAACTCTGGAACGACACGCTGAAAACTCTCATGGCGATAATGAAAGCCAAGACGAAAGCAATCGCCGCGTCCACAGAGCCGGCCAGTCCGTTTAGTATTGAGCAAATAGAACTACTGGGGATACGTGATGGAAAACAAAAAGCCAAGGGCCAAGACAAGAAAACCAAAACAAAGTAAGGCCCTGCCTGGTTATATAGCGGATTGGCATAATTACATTGAACGCGAACCGAATAAACACGGTGAGGACATAAAGAAACTCCGGCGCCTGGTAGAGCGCATACTGAAAAAGAAAGATGTCTGGTACGATCCTGAACCGGTCGAGCGCTTCATAGCCTTTTGTCGGACAATGCGACATAAGGAGGGCCGCTGGGCCGGTTCTCCTTTTGAGCCGTCGGTAGAACAGAAGTATTTGGCGGCCTGCGTTTTTGGCATAAAGACCCGGGACAAGGAGCTGAAGCGGGAGGTTAGATACTTCCGGGAGGTCATTCTCCTGGTGGCGCGCAAATTTGGCAAGTCCTTATTCATAAGCGCTATAGCGGCATATATGCTCTTATCCGATAGGGAGGCCGCGCCTCAAGTATGGTGCCTGGCCACTCAGAAGACGCAGGCGTCGATCGTCTATAAAAATGCCCGGGACATGTTGCTGACTTCCAAGGTGCTTACGCCGCCGGACAGGCCGGGCTTGATTTGGTACACGAGGCGCGATACGGATAATGCGGAGATGATCGTGAGCCCCTTGAACGGCGGTTATATGAAGGCGGGCTCAAAGAACTCTAAAGGCCAGGACGGGCTCAACCCTTCGTGCTTCATCATCGACGAGCTTCATGCCATAACAGACCGTAACACCTACGACGTATTCAGCTCAGCCCAAGGAGCAAGGACGCAGCCCCTAGGCGTGATCATCAGCACCTTCGGTTTTGAGCGCGAGAACATATTCGACAGCGTATATGAACGTTGCCGAAAGGTTCTTGACGGCAAGACAAGGGGATCCCGGGTGTTCCCGATGATCTTCAGGATTGACGATGACGATGAACCGGAGGATAGGTCGTGCTGGATAAAGGCCAACCCAGGTATACCCGAGGCAAGACCGACTATGAGCTACCTTGAAGGCGAGTACCAAAAAGCCGTAGAGGATCCGGCACAGATGCCCTCGTTCCTGGCCAAGCATTTAAACAGGGCAATAAACGCGGCGGGCGCCTACTTTGACGTCCGGGATATTAATGCCTGTGCCTGCGAAATGACAGAGGCCGATTACAGGGGCAGGTACGGCGTCGGAGGCGTGGACCTGGCCGAGACAACCGACCTTTGTTGTGCTACGGCGATGTTCCCATATGGCGGAAAGCTCTATCTGATCCAGAGGTACTTCATAGCCGAGGCCCGCATAGACCAAAACTCGAAGACCGACAAAATGGCCTATAGGTCCTTCGTTAATACTGGGGCCCCGGACCCGATGAACAACGAACTCATACAGATATGCCCTGGTCCTATGGTCCGGAAGTCTGACGTTACGGCATGGTATGATGAACTGACGTACAAATACGGCGTCATATTCTGGAGTATCGGATACGACCGTTGGCATGGTGGCGATTGGATAGACGAAATGGAGCAACACGGGTATCCGAAGCAGGACAACGAGGGACGGGGGATCACCTTCCCGGTGGCCATGGGCGCTAGGTCTCTGTCCACGCCTACTAAAGAGTTCAGATCATTGCTTCAAGACCGTATCATTCAATACTCCAGATACAACGGTCTTCTACGCTGGTGTTTGGGTAACACCAACGTAGAGATAGATGCAAGTAATGAGATCAGGCCAGTCAAGGGCAGGGGCAACGCAAGAAAAAGGATAGATGGTTTCGTTTCAGCGCTCCTGGCATATATGGCCTACAAGCAAAGGCGCGAGCTTTTTAAAGAGTACCAAAGTTAAACAGGCGAACATCACACAACCAGGGAAACAAGCCGGGCTCTTTCGGGGGCCCGGCTTTCCCTTCGCCTGCTCGAAAGGAGGGAAAAAGACTGAGCATATTCGATAGGCTTTTCGGCAGGCGCGATAGAGAGATCGTATCACAGCTGGTCGATATGTACATCAGGGGCTACACAAACCCATTCGCAGGCAGGGCGCTCTATTCGATACCTGAGATCAGGACGGCAATTAACTTCGTAGCAGAAAAGGCGGCCTGCGTACCCTTCAGACACGTGAGAGTAAGCGGGGAAGGTGAGGTAGCGCCGCTTGACGACGCAATTCAGAGGGTCCTAGCCGTAAGGCCTAACCCGTTTAATTCTCCACAGACACTAATAAACGTGGTTATTACGAGACTGCTCGTGAACAGTCGCGCATACCTCTACCCAGAATGGGAAGGGTCAAAGCTCCGGGCTTTGTATCCGCTACCTTTTGCGACGCATACCCTCGAGCGAAACGGAGAAGCGGGGCCGCAACTGATCGTATTCCAGGGAGACCGGGGCCCTATTAAGTTCTTGCTCGAGGACATCATCGTATTGAACCGCTTTCCGGCTTTGGGAGAAACGAAGGGCCTTATATCTTCGACGGATCCGGCGAGCAACTACGCCGAGATCCTGAGCACGATACAGGGGCAGGCGGTCGAGGACGCCAAGACCTCGGGCCGCGTCATGGGCGTGCTAGAAACGCAGTTCCAATTAACAGGCAAGGACTTGCAGAAAAAACTAGAGGAGTTCAAAAACCTTTACCTGACAGCCGAGAACACGACGGGCCTAGGCATGATCCCATCTGGATATAAGTTCACCCCTGTAAATCTCGCAAAGTCTCCGTTAAACAACGAGCTCCTGAACACGATAACCAGGCAGCTCTATAACTACTACGGCGTTTCGACCGAGATCATAAACGGCAACGCCTCGGAGCTTCAGTATGAACAGTTCGTGGATAACACGGTCAAGCCGCTTTGCTACCAGCTAGAGGAAGAACTGACGTACAAGCTGTTCACTGACCGCGAGATCACGGCCGGGCATAGGGTGCAGGCCGAGACCGTGGACCTTGAAATAAGCACGCTTCAAGCCAAGACGACCTTCTTTGAGAAGATGGCCTTCGCCGGCGTAATGAACAGGAACGAGATCAGGAAGAGACTTGGCATGCCTAAAGGCCCTGCTGAACTGGACGAGTTCGCCATAAGCAAGAACTTTGGAAGCACGAAGCTAGAGCCTGGAAATTACGAAGTGGAAGGGGGTGTTGACGCTGGTACGGACAATGCCGGAGCAGGTAAGGACCCAGAAGATACAGGGAAGACAAGTTAGATACATCAAGGCGGACCAGATGAGGGCCATTGAGGAAGACGGCAAGAAGTTCCTGAGAGGCTACGCCCTCCTATTCAATACGCAGGCTAAGCCTTACCGAGGCTGGGATGATTTGGAGGAGATAGCGCCTGAGGCGCTTGAGGGATTGGATCTGTCCGATATGAGGGTGCTCGTGAACCATAACCCGGACCTGCTCCTCGGCAGAGTAGGGAAGAACGCAAGGTTCGAGGTCGATTCCTCCGGACTCTTCGTAGAGGTTGAACTCCATCAGGGCGTTCAGTTCGCCAAGGATTACTACCAGCTCATCAAGGCGGGGATTATGGACGGCATGAGCTTTGCCTTCTTGATAGAGAAATACGACGACACCAAGAAGAACCTGCTCAGGGTGACGAAAATCTCCGACCTTTGGGAAGTCTCATTCGTGACCTTCCCCGCCTACCCGCAAACAGTAGCGATAGCCCGGGAACAGCAGAAGGCGGCCATGGGCCTAGAGCCCGCGCCTGAAGCTATACCCGAGACGGATACCAGGGAAACAGAGGCAGCCGAACCCGTTGCCGACATGGGCCTAGAGCCCGGGCAGGAGGAGAGGCAGGAGGAGCCGCCCATAATCGAAACCCCGGCGCCTGTGGACGCACAGGAGAGGGCATCGGTGATGGAACAGCTCGAGGCTTTACTAGGAGGTAAACATACAAATGCTTAGCCAGAGAGAAAAAGCAGAGAAGCTGAGGGACAAGGAGGGGCTCGAAGTCCAGCGCGAGGCATTGAAAGTACAACTAGAAATGCACCGTGACCAGGGCGAGGGCATAACCGCTGAGGAACTCGAGCAGACGAAGCGAGACATGGCAACATTCGCAGAGCTCAACGAGAAAATCAGGGGCCTTGAGGAGGAACTGAAGGACGCTCCGGAGGCTAATACAGAGATAGGGAGGAACGCACAAACCATGGCAAGTGGAATGGAAAGGGCCAAAATAACAACTGAAAGCCCCGAGTACAGGGATGCATTCTACCGCAGGATACAGAACAGGGGCAAGGCGTCTGAAGCAGACATGACCATACTGAACGAGGGCAACGCTGCATTCAGGGCCATAGTTGACATGAACGGTAGCGGCGTTTACTCAGGAGCAGATTACCTGCTACCCGCGACCACAATGAACAAGATAGAAATCCTGAAAGCCCGTTATGGCAGGCTTTATAATGCCATACCCAAAACGAACTTTACCGGCACAGTGAGACTGCCGGTAGGCGCGCTCCATGCGGCAACGGACGAAAACGACGGCACAGTCTCGCTATCCTATGACTTCACCCAGATAGAAGTCAGTCAGGACGCGATGGTAGCAAACATTCCCGTAAAGAACGTGCTACTCAAGAACAGCGTAGACGCGCTTGAGGACTTCCTCGCCAAGGAACTCGTCAAGTACTTGTATTCGCTGCTCGACAACGCCGTGCTCAACGGCAATCCCGCAGTCGATAACGGGTCCTTCTCCGGGCTCATAACCGCGATTGCCGCTGACGTACTAGCGAATCCGGACCACGCCCATACCTACAAGGCGATGGACTGGGAACAGATTGTCGACGTACAGGCAGAGATCCCCGAAGTCTATGGCGAGAACGCTACTTGGATTATGAGGAGGGAGACCTTCCTCAGGGAGTTCAAGGCCATAATGGACGCCGAGGGCAGGCCGATAGCCAGGATGGAGTTCGTCGTAGCTCCTGGAGGAAGGGGAGAGAAGAAGTACTTTATCGACGGGGATCCCGTCATCTTCTGCTCAGCAGTAGCGG